TGCCAGCCACCGTGTATCAAGTGACTGGCGAAAGGGAGGGAATGAAAAGAAATACCTACTGATTCCATAAATAGTATAGCATAGGTAGGGGAGAAGTACAAGTTAGAATTTCGATAAAATAATGCGAAATTGTTTGACAATAATTTATAGTTGTACTATAATATAATTGTAAAGAGGTAAGGTGAAAGCCAAGGAGGAAAATTTATGAAATACGATTATAGTTTAGAAGCGTGTTATGAAGCAGTTAAGTATGAAATAGAAGTATTAGGAACAAATGTTTTTGAAGCATTAGGTAGAGCAGTTATTAGATCGGAACAAGATGTGTTCTTCAATAAAACAATGATTGAAGCGTACAAGAAATACATTAAAGAACATAATTTAGGATGGTATGATTAAAAAACAGTGAAGCGATAACACTTAAAACACTATTTTATAGGAGATTATATTAGGAGGTAAACAAAATGAAGAAAGTCAAGTTACAATTATCACCTATTGAAGTTGAATCTATTCTTTGTGCATTAAATGCTGAAATGGAAAATTATATTGATGATTATGATGTGTTTATGAGTCTACTTGATTTAAAATTAAAAATAAGAAAGGAGTATGAAATATGTATACGGTTAGATTAAAAGACGGTACGCAATTTACTTGTAAATATTATGAGCAGCTAAGCGGTGTCTATTACTTCTATCAAACGTCAAGAGGTGTAACGATCACCTCTATTGCAAGTGAAATTGATTATATTTATTAAAAGTGTTTACAATCAATTATAGTTGTACTACAATGTAATTGAAAAAAGAAAGAGGAAAATAAAATGGATGGAAAAATTATGTGTTTAAGAGCAAAGAATGATGTCGACAGAATCAATGCTAGAGTATGGGCGGAAAAGTTCATTGATTATTTACAGGAAGTGAAAACTAAATATCCTAGATTACGAATAAACGAGGCACATTCATTTAAAGTCTATTGTATGTACAGCAACAAAGGAAACTTGAAAGGATTTGTTTTATACAAGACAGGTTCAAGCGCTATATTAGGTTCGTTTGATGTATTTGGTGTAACGCATTTATTTTACTTGCGTAAAGAACTAGAAAGTGTGTATTTACAATGAAAAACTTGAAAGAAAATATATATCTGTTATGGCTTGCTTTTTGCAAGCTGGTTCTAATCGCTTTTGTTGGAATCACATTCCTGTTAGGTTTATTAGTTATATGGTGTTGGATTGGAAATAGTATAGATTGGTCAATGTTGCCAAGAATTGGAGGTTAATATGAATCAAATTGAATATACTGTTAATTACTTAAAGGATGTTTTAAAATATGAGTTACATATTAGAGGTTATAGAAAAGTAAATATAAGAAAGAAAAAAGATGTCTTAGAAGTTAATGCAGACGGTTTAAAAGCTTTCGTTTATAACTTAGAATTAATAAATCCTTTTGGTGGAGATGTTGAAGAAATATTTATTTCAGTTATAAGACAGTTATCATTAAATGAAATTGATATAGATAGTTAGGGGTGATAAAATGTAAAATACAAAAATAATATGTTGTTTTTGGTGCACATATTGCTTAGGTTTGGTCAAATAGAATAACATAGAAAAGAGGTAAATTTATGAACGAAGTTATGGAAACAAAAGGAACAAATTTAATGAATGTTAAGGAAAGCGATAAAGTCAAACTATTTAACGCTTTGAATAATGCAGAAGCAAGTCTTTCCGATATGGTAGGACAAGCTATTCCAATTATCGGTTATTTTGTACAGGAAAAAGAGGACTTAGACGAAAAAACAGGCGAAGTGAAAGTTCGCAAAATTATTACTGTGATTGATGATTTCGGTAAAGCCTATGCGACAAACTCTAATAGTTTTATTGACGCAATGAATTTAGCTAAACAGGTGTTTACATACGATTGGAACGAAAAACCACTCGTAATTACACCGATTCAGAAAAAGTCCTTTAGTTCAAACAATAAATATTTGACATTTGTTGTCAACGAATAAGATTTATAGGGTGTCAACAATGGCACCCTTTATTTTTACCATTTGAAAGGACGTGTTAAAATGGCAAAAATAAGACGGTCTTACAAAGACCAGGTAGCTTTTAGAAATTTAAATGAAAGTATTAAAAGAACGGTAACAAAAGCAAAAAATATGGGTGTCGATATTGAATTTACAACACGTAATTATATGAGTTTTAAAACACGTGAAGAACTGAATAAATATAAAAGACAGGCAGAACGATTTATTTTAAACAACCAATATTACAAAAATGACAGAAACGTAGTTTTTAACAGAAAAGATATACGTGAGGCAAATAGATTGATTGACAAACAGAATAGACAAAAAAGGAAGTTGGCAAATAAAATAGGTGACCTACCACAGACCGTTGGAGGTATTGCACAGGATATCACAGTGAGAAGAGCCACCGGGTTAGTTTTAGATGATAAAAGTAGTTTATTTACCGATATAAAACACGTAAATATCGATAGTTATTCATCAAAAAAACAGTTAGAAAAGAGAATCAAGACGTTAAAAAGAAACACAAAAAATCCAACGAAAAAGCAAGAACTATTACAGAAAAATTATATAAAAGCGATAAGGAAACAAAAGAAAAAAGGCAATTTGACGTCAAAGCAGTTTCGAGAAATGTCGAAAAATATAAAGAACATGAGCGTTGCTCAATTTATCACGTGGTTTTATCAGGAGCAATCCAGCTTAGACGCTTTTAGGTATGAAGACTTAGGCATTGGAGATAATAATAAATCATTGGAATTACGTCAAATACAAACATCACTCAATAAATTTAAGAATCAAAATGGCAAGAAAAAGAAAAAATGAGGTTTGGAGTTGTGACTTTGAAACAACCACAAACCCGAATGACTGTAGAGTATGGGCATGGGGAGCGTCCAATGTATTTGATGTTGAAAAGAAATATTATGGAAATACAATGCAAAGTTTTATCGATTGGATATCGAATCAGAATAAAAAGTTATATTTTCACAATTTGGCATTTGACGGGGAATTTATTGTGTCGTGGCTTTTATCAAATGGATTTGAATACACAGACAGACCAAAAACAAATGCTTTTAAAACTATTATATCCAAGCAGGGACTTTGGTATTGCATAGAGATCTATTGGAGTGTGAAAGGAAAGCACACTACAAAAACCGTTATTTGGGATAGTTTGAAATTGATTCCATTTAGTGTGGAGCAGATTGCCATTGATTTTAAGTTACCGATACGAAAACTAAAAATCGACTATGACGAATTTAGGGAAATTGGACACGAACTCACACCACTAGAAAAAGACTATTTGTTTAATGACATCGACATTATAGCTATGGCTTTACAACAGTGCTTTAATGAGGGTTTTGATAAAATGACCGCCACTGCAAGCAGTTTCAAAGCCTTTAAAGAAACACTGCCAGACGATTTTGAAAAAATATTTCCTGTAATTTCCTTAGAAACTGATAAAGATATAAGACCTAGTTATATGGGTGGTTTTGTTTGGGCAAACGAACGATTTAAAGAGAAAGTAATTAATGAGGGAATTGTATTTGATGTGAATAGTCTATATCCAAGTCGAATGTACAAAGAACTATTGCCATATGGTTCGCCTGTATTTTTTACAGGAGCACCACAAAAAACAGAATTGTATCCTTTATGGATTTGTAAAGTTTCCTTTGGTTTTGAATTGAAAAAAGAACATATTGAATGTATCAGTTTGGATAGATTTAGTGTTATGTTTGGGAGTAAAAAATATGTGAAGTCAAGTGGCGGTGATGTTGTAACCATGGTTTTAACGAACGTTGATTGGGAACTTATAAATGAACAGTATGATGTATATGATGTGAATTGGTACAGTGGCTATAAATTTAAAGGTGTTGTGGGAATTGCCAACAAATTTATTGATGAATGTATGGAAGTTAAAAAGAAAGAGCGTGGAGTGAAACGATTTATTGCAAAACGAAAAATGAATAGTGTTTACGGAAAGTTTGCAACAAATCCAGACGTCACTCCAAAAATACCTTATTTGGATGATAGTGGTGTTTTAAAAACAAAACTACCAACGTACACAACATACAAAAATGGGAAAGTGCAAGAAGTAGAAGACAAACAGGAACGTGACCCTATTTACTTGCCTTACGGTGCGTTTGTTACCGCCTATGCTAGAAAGTACACAATAACCACTGCGCAAAAAGTAGGAATCAATCGTGTTGCTTATATCGACACGGATAGCATACACCTAGTCGGAACAGAAATACCGAAAGAAATTGAACATATCATTGACGATAAAGAACTAGGGTATTGGGGTTTAGAAAGTGTATTTAAAAGAGCATATTTTATAGGTGCAAAAGCCTACATTGAAGAAATTGAGATAAGCTATAAAGATTACAACGATCATCAGAAAGAATATATTTTTGACCATGATAAAAAAGATAATTTATATTATATGCGTGACGGTGTTTGTTATCGTTTAAATGTAAAATGCTCTGGCATGACAGAAAAAGCGAAACAGAATATCACCTTTAATAATTTCAGAGTAGGTAATGAAGTGCCCGACTGTTTGAAAAAAGCACACGTAAAAGGGGGTGTTGTATTATATGACAGAAAGTTCAAAATCAAACGAAGATAAAAAGAAAAATTATGATTATATCAACAGACATCATAAAAGTAAGTATGAACGATTTACTGTTTTTATACCTAAAAAAGAAAAAGCAGTGCGATTGTTTTTGAATACAAAACGCAGAAATAAACAATTAAAAGATTGGGTATGCGAAAAAGCGTTTGATGATATTGAAAAAGAATTAAAATAAGTTATAATAAAAGTACAAGGTGCATAGATGAAGTCTGTCTTTCGTTGGTGGGGTTCATTAGGCGTAAAATCCTCCTACCCGATGTAGAAGTAATGAATCTAGTATGACAGTTTATGCTACTTTGGCCATTTGATTTTAGAAAAAAGACGTTAAAAGCGTCTTTTTTCTTTTCTTTTAAATAAAACATGATATTATAATGTTAGGAAAGGTGTGATGTTATGGAACGTGAGAAAATGGAACAACAGTTGTCACAGATTTTGGAGACTGATGACAGAGCGGAACGATCAACCATGCTGGACGAAGTCCGAACGGAAACAAATGCATTATATGAACGCATTGACGAACTTTCGAGCCAAGTTTCCAATTTACAGGAGAGAAATGGATCTCTGGTCGAGGCAAACTCAAAATTGTTTATGCGTTTGGGTGTAGAAAATAAACCCGAAACAAAAACTGAAAACAAAGGCTTAGATATCTCAAAAATGTTAAAAGATTAAAGGAGTGATTTTATGGCAAAAACAACAAGAGCACAAGTATTAAGTGCAATTCAAGAATCAACAGGGGCAGACGTTACCCCAAAAAGCGTGGATGTTGCACATGCTATGTATGCAAGTGCAAGTCCGAATTTAAGAAGTACCGTTGGCGACCCGTATGAAGTAAACTCGCTAGACTTTATGGACGGTTTATTGCAGTATCCAGATACACTAGCGACCGAATGGATTACGTTAGCAACACGAATTGGACGTTCGATTGCCCACAAAAATATTATTACCAACAAATTAGCACCTTTTAAAATGGCAGATATGCCGTTAGGTTATACAATGGAAGAATATTTTGTTGACGTGGCAAAAGAACACGAGTACAACCAAGAACAGGCAGAAACAAATCAGTTTAAGCGTGAACTTCCAGACATTAAAAATGTATTTTACATTGTAAATCGTAAATCGTACTACAAACAGACCATCACGGATGATGATTTGAGAAGTTATTTTGTGACATGGGACGGTGTAACATCTTTGATTGCTCGTATCGTTGACGCTTTGTACAATGGTGACAATAAAGACGATTACAATTACATGAAATCAGCACTTGCAACCCATTATGAAAATGGACATATGAAAATTGTCAAATTGAATAGTGCTGTACAGGACGCAGACAGTGCAAAAGCTTTGGCGCAGAAGTTGACAGAATACGCAAGCTATTTGACAGAGCCAACAGACGAATATAATGCCATGGGTGTAACAAAACAAAATGAAATGGATGACCTGTATATTATTTTGACAGGAAAATCCAATTCTTACTTGAACATTGAATGGTTAGCACAGACTTTCCAATTAGACGTTGCTAGCTTTAAAACTCATGTGTTAGTGATTCCTACTTTGCCAAGTACAGAGAATGGAACGATTGAGGCACTGTTAGTCGATAGTGAAATCTATCGAGTATTTGACCAAAAGTACAATGTTACTACTAAATACAATGCAGAGGGGCTTTATTGGAACTATTGGTTACATCATTGGGAATCTATTGCCACTTCACGTTTTGCGAATGCGATTGCTTTTGTAAGTGGAACACCGGAAGAAAAGGTGTCAGCCATTGAGGTTAAACCACAGTCCGTAGTATTAAAAGCAAATCAGTCTACTAAAGTTGCTATTGATGTGACTAAGACAAGTGTTGACGTAAGCGAAGACGGTATCACAGCGACAAGTTCAGCCAACAGCGAAGTTACCGCAACACTGAGTGACGATAAACGAAGTATGACAGTGAGTGCCACAGGAACTGCCACAACCGGATTGAAAACAATTACAGTGAAAGACACTACTTCTGAAGTACAGGCTATTTTACAGGTTGTTATCACAGCGTAAAAACAAAAAGGGGTGTAAACCCCTTTTATTTTTGATATAATGTAATTGTAAAATCCATGATGTTTATTGTGGAGAAAGAAAGGAGATTATGGAACATGGATGAAGTCAATGCAATTGTACAGGTTATCAGTACTGTAGGTTTCCCAATTTGCATGTGTTTAGTTATGGGGTATTATATCAAGTACTTAAATGACCAACATAAAAGTGAAATTGAAGAACTGAATAGCTCACATAAAGCGGAAACACAGGAACTGACAAAGACGATAGAGAATAACACAATCGTTATGGAAAAGCTAAGCACAAAAATTGACACGATTTTAGACTTAAAGAATGAAGAAGGTGGAACAAATGAATAATTTACCGGAATTTAAACCTTTACCGGATGTTGGAAATTTAAGTTCCAATTATATGTCCGCATTTAACAATGGTATGAATATCTATGAGGCTTTGGTTTATTTACAGGGGTATGTGCAAATTACATATAAAAGTATGGATGATTTGATTTCCGATTGGAACAATTTTGAGGATTATATTACAGAAAATATTTCACAAATCGCCAACGAAAAAACACAGGAAATTTTAAATCAATGGAAGTCAGACGGAACATTAAATGAGATTATTGCACAAAATCCATTGTGGAATCAAAAAGTGAATAAAGCCGGAGATGTTATGTCCGGAGATTTACAGTTTCAAGAGGACAAAGGTGTTTATGGGACTTTACATTCTGGGAAAAAAGTAAATATGGTTAGTCATAGTTATACGGGAACGGATGACTATACACAGATTGGAGATGACAATGCACAGGCGGTTGTTCACTCAGAAAAAAGACCTGTTTGGTATGATGGTTCGAAAAACCAGGATTTATTAGTGGAAAAAGATTTAGAAGATTTAAACTTAAGTGTTAGTAAAATACAAAATAAAATTGAAAGTGGTGCATACTTTACCGAAAATGATGAACATCCGACAATAACAAACTACCAAGGCACAACAAATTACAATTTATTGGAAGATAAAGATATTGTAGATAACTTGACAACCACAGCAGCCAATAAAGCGTTAAGTGCCAACCAAGGAAAAAAGTTAAATGACACCATTGTAAAAATGAATAATTTCTTTGAATATAATCAAAATAAAGAAATCGATACGGGTTTAAAATGGATAGACGGAAAACCGATTTATAGGCGTTATTGTAAAATTGACTTGTCAAACGCTAGTCGGGAAGGTGATTATAGTTTTGATTTCACACAAACTAGTTTTGCATTTTTTGATGAATGTTCCTGTTTATGGTCAGCGAAAAGTTATAGTGTCGGAGCAGAATTTTATTTTTACCCGCTGAATGTAATCGGAAGTACCACAGCCTCAAGTGTCAATGATGTTATTAGTGGTTCCGTTCAAGCAACAATCAACAAAGACAAAATAAAAGTAAATATAGGAATGGGATTCCAAAATTGGTATAATATCTTTTATATTTCATTTTTATATGTTAAAAAATAAAAGGGGTGTTGAATATGAATTTAAAAATTGATGATAAAGGTTGTATTTTTACTGCCACAATGGACAAAGTAACTATTTACAATCCTAATGTTGAGATTGAAAAAGAAGCGCATGACGTTCAAGTTGAATTAGAATCCTTTGAAAATTTATTTGATAAGTATGTGAAAGATAATGTTTTAAAAAAAATTGATGATAAAGAAGACTTCTATAAAGAATACAAAAAAGAAAAAGTGAATGTTTTGGAAAAAGAAATCGTAAACACAATCAATGCAATGGTCTTGAATGTGATTCCGGACGGAGAAACTTTAACAACCGAAAATGCGCCGAGCCTTGTAGATATTATTAATCCGACAACAAAGGTAGAAAGCGGAACACAGGCAAATCCTGTTGTTATTGTCGATAATGATATTGCCCACAATGGATGCTTATACACATATGGAAAATATTACAAATGGAATGACGTGTTATATCATTGTGAACGTAGGGGAGAACCAGACGGCGGAACAATTAAGTTATTCTACACACCGGACCAGCTGATTGGACATTATTTTGTAACAGTTTAAGAATATGAAAAAAGTATGTGATATGTCATGGTTATACAGAATCAAAAAGCCAAGCGAAATTCCCAACAGTTTACAAGGGTTAAATACCGAACAGTTAGAAGAATCGTATATGTATTTTATAAAGCTATGCGAAAAATGCGGACTACACCAAAAAGCAAACCTATTGAGGGAAAAGTTAAAGCGATTGTAGCTTTTCTTTTCTCTTTTTCTTTATTAGTAAATCTATCTTTTTACTATGAATTGAATCATATTTATTTACATAATTTAGTGAGAGGAGTTGATGTTGGAGTGCAATCTGGACAAACGTTAGTTGCAAGTGATGGACACGAAGTCTGCCTTTTTCCTATGGATATGTTATATATCACACAGGTGAGCGGGCCAAGTAGTTTAAGCCATTGTTGTGGACATCCTATCGACATAGTAGGTAATACGGCTGAATATCCTTTATATGCGCCATTTAGTTGCCATTTAGTTTGGAGTTGGTCAGACGGAAACGAACGCAGCTATACAAGTGATAATCCTGTTTGGTATGCAACACCGAACGGGAACGGGTGGACATTAGGATATGTCACTGTTTGTTTTACTCACCAAAATAACCCTCCTACCAAGACGAGTTTTAAACAGGGGGAAGTTATAGCGCACACGGGAACAAGCGGTAATGTTACAGGAGACCACTGCCATTTAGACCAAAGTACAATTCCTAATGTTGGAAATGTTAGCTTTGGTGTGACGTGTTCATATGGAAATTTATGTTATGCACTACAAGGATCAACAGACCCAACAAAAATTTATTTTATAAATGATACAAATATTGTACAAACCTTAGGTTTAAATTTTGCAACGTATGAGGGCGGTGGACCTGGACCAGAACCCGAACCGGAACCAACAAAAAATAAATATATTCCATTATTTATGGACGGAATGGGAATTGACATTTTCCTAATGAAAAAAGCAAGTGAAGAACCAGAACATCCAGAACCGGAACCACCAACAGGAGAATGGATAATTCCGGGAACAATCAATAGTACTAGACCACTGAACGAAGAAGAAGCTTTGAATAACTGTAAAGTATTTTGGTCTTATTTTAAAGCGAAAGGTTGGAGTCTTAATGCAGTTTGCGGAATCTTGGGTAATGCATGGTATGAATCAACCGTGAATCCAAACCGGTGGCAAGGGGATGACCCATGGCATCAGCCACCCGATCAATGGGGATTTGGACTTGTTCAGTGGACACCTTATACAAAGATTATCAGTTGGTTAGAGGAACAGGTAGGATTAAATGACGTATCAAAATTTGGACAAGCGGAATGTGATAGGATACAATGGGAAATGGAAAACAATCAACAATGGATTGCTACAGCCACTTACCCCGAAAGTTTTCGAGAGTATTCGACAACCACAAAAAACACGTATACGTGTGCTATTGAATTTCTAGCAAACTACGAAAGGCCATTTGACCCGAACCAACCGGAACGAGGAACAAAAGCACAGGAATTGTATGATTATTTATTGCAGTTTGAATGATACAATCAATGTATCATTCTTTTTATTTTTGTGTTAAACTAAAGATAAAGAGGTGATAACATGACCATTGGAGTTTATAACAATCAGTTTACGCCAGAAACAAAAATTTATATTCTAAAGGGCGTTGAATGTGACGCTATGAACAACACCTACTGGGGTGTATATGAAGATAAAGAAAGTCAATTAAACTTTTTCTTGAATAACTTTGAGCATAAAGTATTTAATGATTTTACATATCAGCGTGTAAATGGTATAGTCAATATCGAAGGTGATTTTGACGAAATCAGAAAATACAATTATATGATTTACAAAAACCGAAAAGCCGGAGCTGGAAGTAAATGGATTTACTGTTTTATCACACAAGTGGGCTATGTGAGTGATTCTGTTTGTTCCATTTCTTTTGAAACAGACGTAATGCAGACATGGCGCTTTGAAATTGAAGATTCTTTTTTACCGAGTTATATTGCTTTTGAACACCGTGACAGGTGGTATAATTCAAATGGGAATTTGTTGCCTTGTGTAAATACACAGCCCGAAAATATCGAATTAGGAACGGAAATGGTATGCAACAGTGTTGTGAATATTTTTTCCGAACAGCACGAACTCAATTATATTGTGGTTACTATGACAAGTGGATTTGATAACTCCGAATGGTCAAACTTTGAACAAGGTGTTCCGACTGTTTTAAGAAATTATATTTTTCCATTCAATGGAAGTTTAGGAACAATTTCAAAAATGACTGTTAAAAACAGTAAAGACGGAGCAACAGCACAATTATCATCTTTTAACGAAGTCTATGAGAAAATAAGAAATGATAAGAATTTTGTAAACAAATGCGTGAGTATTAAAGTATTGAACAGTTTAATCGGTATAAAAGCAGATTCAAACGGAAATGCTTTATTTGACGGGAGCATGTATAAATGGACATCTGAAAGTGGTTTATCTCTCTTAATTCCTAGCGTATCATCGTTTGATTATATAAGCGGTGGAGAGTTAGTTGAAAAAACAGACGGAATCGATTTATTAACGTATTTTAGTGTTAAAATAAATAATGTAATTTACGAAAAAGAAAGTAAACTTTTTAATTATCCTTTTAGTTTTACAACACTAACTAATTTCAATGGGACATATAAAGTCTATAAAAATGAGATTTGGGAAAATCCTCAAGACGTTGAATTTTATGCGATTGGAACGATTGGAAGTTCAAAATCAGATTATATACCAATCAATTATAAAGTTAAAAATAAAGGCTCATTTATTTTAGATGGTTTAGCAGATTCTTTTGAAGATGGATATGAAATGACATTGCCTATTGTGTCAGACTATACAGCGGTATTATTGCAAAGTTCGCAGAATTCAATGAACGTGGGTGTATCGAATACAATACGAAATACAGAAACGGCAAACACGATTGCTAGTATGACAGGAAGTGCCATGACACAACAGGGAGCTATTCAGAATAATTTACGCTTACAACAGACAGGCTATAATACAGAAATGAATAAAAGTTTGAATGAAATAGCAAATGAACAGTTAGCAAATTCTTACTTAATCAATGGTGTTGGTGGTTCTATGGGAGGAATGTTGTCAAATCCTATCACTTATACCGGTATTGGTGCTTTATTTACAGGGGGACAGGCTATTGGAAGTGAGTTGCAAAGTGGAGCAAATACTTACAATCAAATGCAAGCTAACAATGCAAGGCTAAGCGCTCAGACAACAAACGCATGGCAAAATGTAGGTGCTACAAACCAAGCCAACAATGCAAGTATTGCAGTTATGAACAAATTAAGAAACGCAGCCACAAGGTACCAAGGACAAACTAATATACAAAATGCTATTGATTCCTACCGAGCAAGAATAAATGACGCAAAAGCTACAGCTGACACTTTAGTAAGTGGTTCTAATGATGTGTATCGAATGCTATCTTTAAATTTACTAACACCAAAACTTATGTTTTTCGTTCCTACAGATGAATATAAAAACCGTGCTAAATTATCATTTACGATTCGAGGTTATGCAACAAATTTGGTAGAATTACCAAACTTACACACAAGAAAAAGTTGGAACTATATTCAGACGGTAAAGTGTAACATTGTAAGCCATGACATTGATGTTGTTGATTTGGAACGTATCAAACAGTGCTTTGACAACGGAATTACATTGTGGCACACGAAAGATATTGCGAACTATACGTTAAACAATGACGAGTTGACAGACCCGACACAGGTTGACAAATACGGCTCTATTTTGAGTCACAAGAAAGGAGTGTGATAGTATGTCACAAAGAAGAAATTTATTCAACTATTCAAAAAGTCCGACAGATTATGCGAATATGGAAACATTTGAAACAGAAAACATATATCAAAGCTATTTACTACAGATATCTTTGAATATGTTTCAATACGAAAACTTGCCCGAATCGATTGACGAATTTTATTTGGAATATATTTTACAAACAAGAGGTTTCTTGATTATTGTGAATGATGATATCTTTGGACTGACCGCTTTGGAGTGCGCCATGGGCGGACGAATCAATCACTATTATCTACCAACAAGTTTTAGAGGAGTTGACCCGACGGGAGAATTGACAAAAGATTATTCTTTGGACGAGGTTGTGTTGTGTAAAAACAGTCCGCTTTTCGTAGGTACGATTCCCTTTATCAACTATTATGCACGTGAACTTTCCCTGTGTTCCCGTACTATTGACGTTAACTTAGATGCGCAGTGGACACCTTACATCATAGCGGGCGATAAGCGCATGAAATCCATGTTTCAAAATTTTATCGACCAAGTAAGAAAAGGCGTTAAAACCATATTCACGTGGTCAAACTTTGATTTAAATAGTATAAACGTACTACCAACACAGGCACCGTGGGTTGCAGAAAGTGTCAACGTTTTAAAACAATCTATACTTAGAGAATGTATGACTTTACTAGGAATTGACAACGCTAACCAAGACAAAAAGGAACGTGTGCAGAGTGCAGAAGTCAATGCCAACAATACACAGATTATTTCGTCGCGTAATATTTGGTTATCAGAACGAGAAAAGTTTGTCAAAAAACTAAATGAAAAATATGGAACAAATGTGAAAGTATCTTTTAGAGCCTATAACGATATTTTAGATATGATTGAAGTAAACAACAATTCTATTGATTTAGACATTTCAAAAGGTGGTGACCAAAATGCAGACAATGAGTAAATACACCATGATGTTAAGTAAATTATGTGACGCGCTTACAAATGTTGAAAGACTACAAAGTAACTATGAATTGAAACGTGACGAAATTATTGAAATGGCAAGAAAGAAGATTTTTGATTTTGATTATGAATTTTACAATGATACAAATGAAATGGAAGAAAAGAAAAAAGCACTAGAAACAGGAATCATTCAACATTTTTTCTTTGATGAAATTGGACAAGAAACTTATGAATATTGGAAATTTGAATTACGTCATTGGATGATTGTGAATATGCCAAGATATTACAGTCTATTTAAAACGATTCCTTTCCAAGACCAGGAAAATCCAACGTGGAACACGGAATATAGTGAAGAATACGAAAGAGGAACAACAGGAAGAAGTAAAGCAAGTGGAAAGGACAAAGCAACAAACCTTACAAGTGCAACACCACAGGGGCGAATTGACTTAGAAAGTACGGGATATGTTGACAGTATCGCACAATCAATTTCAGAACCTAATTCACAGACAGATTCAGAAGGGACTGAAAAGTATAAGTTTCACAGATCCGGTAACATTGGCGTGCAGACTTTAGCAGAAGTGTTACAGGGTTCTCGTGACGCAATTATTACTTTAGAAACATCTCTTTATGATGAGATGATGGCATATGGTTTATTTTATCAGTTATTTTAAGAGGTGATTTTATGGCAAAAAGCTATCAAGAATTTAAAAATATGGTATTAAATAAAGGCTATGATTTAGACGGAGCATATGGCGCTCAATGTTGGGATGGTTATGCTAAGTATGCACAGTATTTAGGACAGGCCGTATGTCGGTGTTCTTTAACGGGATATGTTGGAGATATCTATACATTGCGAAATTCAAACGGAATCTTAAATTATAACTCTTTACAGTATGTGCTTAAAAAAGGAGATATCGTAACTTTCCAAAAGAGTTATTATACACCGTATACACATATAGCAATTTATGACGGAGATTGTGGCAATGGGTATGGCTATTTCTTAGGACAAAACCAAGGAGGCAAAGCCTATCCTAGCGGTGGAGCAAATTTCAACATAGTTAAACTACCTTATAGCATTACAGATTATTATGCGTTTAGACCGAATGTGCTAAACGAACAGAACGAAAGCGGTTTGAATGAATATGGGTGTGATGATATTTTGCATGTTGGATCTCATATTTCAAGTAAACCTATGAAAATAGGAAACCAAGGATTAAAAAATATAAGTGGTGATATGTGTTGCTATTTGGAAGAATTAGGTGGTTGGTATCCTATATCACAAGTTTCAGAATATGACGCAAGCGACGGTAATAAAGATAATTATTTAGCGAACACAAATGCTGTTGTGTATCTGGATGAAAAGATTGTGACAGAATTAGACGTGACTAAAAATCGTGTGAAATTGAACAATGGAATATGGGTAAATGCTACTCCACTCATTGAGGTAGTCGATGGCTAAAAAGTTCAAATGGTATGAACCAGCACGTGCAAAGTCTTATGATAAATTTTTAAACTTTATCTTAGGAGGACGTGGTATTGGAAAAACATATGGTTTTAAAAAAGACGCCATAAAAAGATTCAAAACAAAGGGAGAACAATTCTTTTATATAAAACGACATAAAACAGACATGCAAAATATAGACACGTTCTTAAATGATATGATTGAGAATTTCCCTAAAGACAAGTTTAAAATAAGCGCCGGAAAGAAATTCACTAGATTTTATATCAACGGGTTAGAAATGGGATATGCTATGCCATTGAGTTTGTACGCAAATTTAAAATCAAGTTCCTTTAATAAAGTAACCACAATTATTTTTGATGAGTTTCTACCCGAAAAAGGTGGGTATAATATGTATATTCCCAACGAAGTGGAGATCTTCTTGAATATGGTGGATTCTATTTTTAGACAACGTAACGGTCACGTGTACTTATTAGCAAACAAAACATCTATCAGTTCACCATACTTTAGTTATTTCAATATAACAGTCAATGCAAATAAAGAGTTCAACACATTCAATTTTAACGAGTCCGTAAAACAAATTCTAATACAAAACTGTGGAGATGATTATTCTAAAGGGGACGGAGAAAAGTCACGTTTTCAAACTTTGATACAGGGAACACGATACGGAGATTATAACAGTGGAGAGTTTGCCTATGACACGAACGATTTTATAGCTAAAAAGGAAAAGACAGCTAGATATTTTGCCACGCTTTACTTAGACGGATTCTATTATGGTGTGTATATTGACACCATGTTAGGTAAATTTTATATCGACAAGGATGTGAACATGGAATACCCCTACAAGTATGCCATTGGAAATAATCGTTGCGAAAATATGATTCTTGCCAAAGAGTGGCGAAAAGATTATAAGATGAGTGCTATTGTTAGGAACTTTAGAGCCGGTAATATTTGGTTTAGCAATGCACAGGTTAAAACAGACATGACTTACATTTTATCAAAATTCTAATTTGCAATTCTATTATATATGGTGTATTATATTATAGAAAGGAATAGTGTAAATCTTCTGTAAGTGTTGGTTGTTACTTGACTTTTCTGTAAAGTTCGGTTAGGTAAATGACTAACACATTCCCTCCCTTTCGCCAGTCACTTGATACACGGTGGCTGGCAAGCAAAAGACAGTGCGGTGAGGCGCTGTGAGATAATGTGCAGTACGGTGATGTGCTGTGAGGCTGGTTGACTGGCAGTGATGTTAGTTGGCCGGCCTTTTCTTGTGGGGAAG